GGGAAATTTTCGGTCCGCCGAAATTCCAGAATAAAAATTACAACCAGCCTGAACCAAAACCATATTGGCCTGAAGTTGGTCGATAAAGCTTCCAACGTCAGTAGGCTTAACATTTCCAGAAGCCGCTGGCAAAGTTTCCGCCGCTCTATGTTCTAAACAAATAGACGGTACACCAACCCCGCGAAATAATCTAGACTTGTTTTCGTTTCTTGCTTCTTCGTGCATCTCTCGAACGATCCCGTCCATTTGCCCGTTGTAAGCTGCGGAAGCTGCCGCCGTAAAACTGAATCTTTTCAGGTCCTTGTCTGTTTTCGCTACGCTTTGTGTTTCAAAAGTAACGGGCGCAACTGGTGTTTTTGAAAGTTGCATACTTCGCTCCAGGCGTTCCGCTCTTTGGCTCATGTCGTTAGCTGTTTTTTCTGCTTCGTTCCACGCCGCTTGTTCATCAACTGTTAAGTTGCGGTCTTCTGCTTCTGCGTTTTCGATTAGGTTTTGCATAGCTGACAACGCTTCTTGCTTTGCGTCGTTTAATTGCTTTACTGTTTTTTTCACTTTTTTAATTTTAAAAATTTGTGTTTATATTTAAGTAATCCCAAGCTTTGGTCTTTTGTGTTTTTGTAAAGATCAAGTGACCGAACAGCGGCGTGCGTGTCGTTGTAAGCTGGCCTAGTAACTAAGCTGACGTCGACCAGCCTCTTTACTTCCTGAACTTCTCGAACAAAACCTCGTTCGCTTTCTTGCCATTTGTCTTTATCTACATAAAAGCCAAAACTCATTTTATTAATGTCCCCGCGTTCCATTAGCGTTATTGTGTCTTTTGCTATCTGGGTGTCGGGCATTGTAATTTCCGAAACTAAGCCGCGCTCGTCTACTGATAATTTCAACGTGCCGCTTGTGGTTCGGCCAAAAACTATATTATTGTCGTGGTTCAAAAGTGCGACAACGTCGTTCCCTAAAACATTGTCGAACGCTCTTTTGTTTATTGTTTCTTTGAAGCCGCCCAGATCTTCCGAAAGTGAATCAAAAACAGCGGCGTAACCTCGAACGACTACACCGTCTTTTGTTTTTTCGGCTCTCAGTTCTTGGCACTCGTATTGTCTAATTTCTAGGTTGTTCTTCTTCTTGTTGTTCATTGTTCTTTGGTTTTTCTACTGGCTTTTTTTCTTTCGGCTTGTCTTTTGTGTTCAACATGTTCATAGGGACGTAATACGCCTCGCCATTTTTTATGTCGTTCATGTTTTCTTTTCGCCTGATTTCGTTTGGACTTATCGCGCCAACTGAAAACAATTTAGCGTAATATTCGGAGCGGCTTTTGCTGTCCGCCCGTAACAATGCCGTAGTGTTATGTTCAAAATATGAAACACGCTTCGCCGCTTCTGGAATTAATTTTTTATTTAGTTCCTGTTCAATTTTTGTCAGCAGCGGTTGTATGCAGTAGGTGACGAATTCTATTCCCTGTTGTTCAATATTGCTAAAGGTTGCCCTTTCAAGGTCGCCCAATAAGTGGGGCGGCACTCTAAATATTCGGGAAATTTCAAGAATTGAGAATTTACGCGTTGCCAAAAATTGGGCTTCGTCTGGTCGTAGTTGGATTGGTTTGTAGTCCATGCCTTCTTCCAAAACTGCGGTTTTAAAACTTCCATAAGCACCGCTATGATAAGTTCGCGACCATTGTTGGCTTAATGACTGCATAGCATCTGGCCCAAGTTGGCCTGGGTGTTTCAGTATTCCGCTAATTTTACCGCCGCTTTCAAAAAAGTTTTTCCCGTAAGTTTGGGCTGCTATTCCTAGCGCGATATTGTCAGCGGCTGCGCTTATTCTCGACTGACCTGTGAACCCGTCTAGCGTCATGTCGGTTATGTGTAAAATATTTGAATCAGCGTACTTTTCCCCGTTGCGTGTTTCATAAGTCACCCGCCCGTTTTTAATTTTTAAATTTAAGTCGTCTGGGTGAATTAATATTAGGGCCTCGGGTAGTTGCTCGCCGTTTCTTTGAATATAAGCGTAACAATTCCCGTACAATAAAAGCGTGCTTATCAATGTGTCAAAAAAAACGTACTTTGTCTGGACGCCGTTTGGTTCATTGTGAACCAGGAATTGGAGCGGACTTTCGTTGTTTATTTCTCGGCCCTTGTTTGTTTTTATAAAATAATTTAGCGGAAGCTGTGCGATAGTTTCAGCAATAACCCGAACAGCTGAATAAACAGCGCTAAAGGTTAAGGCCGAATCAGGCGTGACCAAAACTTGCTTTGACCCAATATCCAGGCCAAGCCGATAGTCTACGTAGTTCCTATTTTCTGGCTGTTTTTTTGTTCTTCTGAATATATCAAGTAACGCCATTTTATATTTTTGTTTGCAAGTTATAAATTAAAACACTATAAAGCAATAGGTTAAACAGTAAAAAAACCAAGATTGTCGCGCTTGTACTTGCTGACCACTGGCGCTTCTGTGAAAAGCTCTTCGCCAACTGCCATGCAGAGCGCCATTATTGTGTCGATCTTATCGCTGCTGTGTTTTTTGTTTGGTTTAATATTTCCCGCCGCATCGGTTTCTAGTTCAACATTTGAAAATTGCCAACGCAAAACAGGATCGCTAAAATAAACAAAATCGCGGGTCATGATTTTTGCTTCTACTTCTTTTGCCGCTGGGCTTAAACTTTTGTAGCCCATACCGAACGCGCTCATCTTAACGCCCTCCTCTATGCACTCAATGACAAGTTGCGAACTGTTCCACCTATCGAACGCAATACTTTGGACTTGGTATTTTTCGCAAAGTTCAAAAATTTTAGCCTTTACGAAATTGTAGTCGGTAACATTTCCAGGGGTAACTTCTAAGTGGTCTGCCCACTCCATGTAATTTATTTTATCTTTTCCGCCCGTTCGGCCTTGGTATTTTTCCTCAGGAATAAAAGTCCAGTGCTTCGCGATTATTTTTTCGCCTATTCGCCATATTAAAACAAGGGCGGTAAGATCTCGAACCGAAGCCAAATCCAAACCGCCGTAGCACGGGTTTTGTAAAAGTATTTCTTCGCTTATCGTGTCGTCGCATTCTACTATGTCTATGTCGTTTATCCATCTTGTTTGGCTGGTGGTCCATTGGTTAAGATGCAAGCGCCTAAAAATATTTTCATAGCTGGGCTGCGATTGTGCTTTCTTACATTCGCGCTCCATGTATTCCTCTTTTAAAGATACGCCTAGACCTGGGTTCGCTTTCTTCCAGGTTTCTGGATCTGTTATGTCGTCGTCTTCCTCAGCTTCAAAAATTACGGGCAAAAATTGGTCGTCTTTTATTATCCCGTCCCGAACGTCGCAAGCGTAGGAGTACATTTTATAGCATGCCGAATATTTGTCAAAACCCGCGGTGGTTATCGCGATTGCCAGCGGTTCAGATCTAGCACCCGTTGAAGTTTCCAAAACTTGCCACAAATTTTCGGTGCCGTCGTCTTTCATTCCGTGCAATTCATCATAAACAAAACAGGAAGCGGAAAACCCGTGCTTGGTGCTGGTGTCCCTACTTATTGCTTTGTAGTAGCTGCCCTGTGCATTGTACACAATTGAATTTTTAAAGACTTCCACAAAATTTGACAACTTCGGGTTGTTCTCTATCATCATTCGGGCGCATTCAAAAACCAATTTGGCTTGTTCCTTATCGTTGGCGGCGCTGTAGATTTCTTTTCCGTACTCATTATCCAGGTACAAAACGGTCAAAACTATTGCAGCGGCGAGCGTGCTTTTTCCGTTTTTACGCGGAAGAAATATAAAGCTGGTGCGGTATTTTCGCTTTCCGTTTTTGTTTTTCCAACCAAAAAGGGGCCTGATAATTTGTTCTTTTTGGTAATCTTGCAAAATGAACGGGGTTTTTGCTAGCTCACCTTTTGTGTGCGTTAGATATTTTTCTATAAAATTTACCGCCTTGTCGGCTGCTTTTTCATCAAAATAAAAGTCGCTCATTTAAAAAAGTTTAGGCTGGTTTTGGTGTTTTTTTACCCTTTTTTTGATCATTTCGCAATATTTTTTTTCTATTTCGTAGGCTATAAAATTGCGTTCTTCCTGGGCGGCCATGGCGCATTCTGTTCCTGATCCACCAAAAGGTACAACGACCAGCGCGTCCTTTTTTGTGGTTGCAAGTATGAGATTTCGCGTTAAAGTTTCGGGCTTTTTGGTTTCGTGGTTGAATTGTCCCGTGATGTGTGCTTCCTGGCTAAATTTCATAACGTCGGTCTGCATGTAATCAAGGTGAAAAAAGCGCCGAAGCTTCTCGTACTTTATGCGCAAACTTTCATAGCTTCCGCGGATTTCTTCGTACTCTAGCCGAAGTTCTTCGTATTGTTTGCGGTTCGGAAATATCTCTTCCATTTTGTTCCACTTTTCCAGGGTAGGGAAACAGAACTGGGTCTTCGGTTTTCTTGTAAAGCCGAACCAGTGGCTGGCAGTTGTACCGATTTTCTGGACCGCTTCTTTATAACTTAGCCCGCTTCTTTTTAACCAGTCGTCGAAATAAATTTTTAACGGCATGAATAATTCGGGGTCGTCAAATATTCTTTGGGTCCCGCTCAGGTCCTCGCCTTTATCATACATTAGAACACGTTCGGTAACTGGTGCAAAAACTCGCATGCTATCGATTTCACTTCGTAAGGTTTGGCACTCCTTTTTTTCCCAAACTATATTCGACAAAAGGTTTAGGTGCTTGTCTATAATTATTTGAGAGTATGCCAGCTTTCGCGCATCTCCCCACCAAAAGAGCGTTCCGTTATCTTTTAGAATTCTTTTACATTCAACGGCCCAGCGTTCTACGTCTTTTAGGTAGCTTTCAAAATCTGGCCAAATAAAATCGAACTCGCCCTTAACTTCAAAATAAGGCGGGTCGGCAATAATCAGGTCTGCGCATTTATCGGGCAGCGTGTTTTTTAAAAAATCGTGGTTGTGAACTTCTGCTAGTTTCATAGTTTAAAGGTGTTGTCTATAATTTCTGGTTGGGTTATTCTTGTTCTGCTGCTTGGCGTAAGTCCAAATTGGCACGCAATTTTTAAAGCTTTAGAAAGAGAGTCGTTCGCTATTTTCTGTTCTGGCTTTGCTTGTCTTCTTGTTAGTTGGTTGTCTTCATTGTAAAATTCGTCAATTCTTCCCGCCTTTTTTAGTATGTCTTCCATTTCAAAGTATTGGCCCATTTCGTTTGCATAAGCGGTAACCAAAGAAAGGTCGACAAGGTGCAGCATTTTCTTTGCGTGAAGTTCAGCGCAGACGATTTGAAATTCTCGCGTTCCGTATTCATTTAAAAAAAAAGGGGGCTCGGGGATCTCAGCCAAAACACTTACGGTCATTTCGTTTTCATTAACTCGGCAAGGCTGGTCCGTTCCGCTCATCCTTTTTAGCGCTGTTGGTTTTGGTTTTCTTCCTTTCATTTTTTGTCCCTTTTTTTCCTTTCCCAGGGTAGTTCCCCAATTTTGCACGCGGACGCCATTTTTTTGGGGGCAGCGCCCCCT